ACAGTGTCTAGATGTTTGATCTGTTCTGAACCAAGTCCAATCCTGTCTCTTTCAAGTTTGAGACTGGTTATGATTTCTTCGTTTTGCTTTTTGTAGCCCTCAACCATTGAGTTTGTTGCTTTTAACAACTCTATGGCTGCATCTCTGACTTTTCTAAATTCGTTTTTTTGCTTTTCTGTTTCTTGAACAGCCTCACGAGTAGCTTCACCAGTCTTCTTGACTTCGTCTGTTACTTGTTTGACTTCTTCTTTGGCAAAGCCCAGTTTTTCTTTAACAAAATCAAATCCTTTTCCAATTGCGTCACCAATATTTTTAAGTACATCAATGTCTGTGAATGCTTTTACCAATTCATTGACACTGGTGGTGACTGCATAGATTATGCCAGCAACACCAGCAAACCTTGCTAGGAATTTCAACGATTGGCTAACTGCCAAACCAAAGCTGACCATTCTTGAACCAGCTTTTCCTGTATTGGTAATAACTCTACCAAGGTGACCAGCAGTCATCTTGAGATTCTTTTGCATTAGACTGAGGCCTAATATACCAGTCTTGGTACCAGTAGCCAGTCCGTAGAATGCAGTTGTTAGTGCTGTTACGGCAGGAATAACTTTCTTGAATAGTAGTAAACTACCGATCACTGCGGCAGTGACTTTGATTAAGGTTTTGAATCCTTCAACAGTGATGTTGATGTTTGCGGCTATCTTGTTTAATGGTTCTAGTACTGAGGTAAGTGCCAATTGAAAGTTTGCAATGTTTTTAGCCAATGCGGTATTTGCTTCAGCGGCAGCCTTTATTGAGTCAGCATATGGACCAACTTCTGATTCTGTGATTCCAAATTGTTCGTTCAGAGTTTTTAGATCAACACCTTTGACTGATTCACCAAGTATCTTCATTGCCACACTTGATCTGGTGGCCGCATCAGGTATCTTGGTTAAACCTTCAAGTACTGCTCTGAATACTTCTTCTGTTGACAGTGTTCTTAGATCTTCAAGACTCACACCAGCTTGTCTAAAGCTCTCTTGTAGTTCTGCTGAGCCTCTTGCGGCTTCACCTAGGTTCTTTGTGAGATCCGAGATAGCATCTCTTGCTCTGTCAGCAGTACCACCTGTGACTTGCATTGCCTGTGAGAATGCAGTGATTGCCGCTACTGATATATCAGTAGCTCGGCTCATGTTAACCATAGCATCAGCACCAAGCAGTACATTCCTTACCAGTGCACCAATTGCTATTGAACCAATAATGGTTTGTAAGCCGTTTAGACTATCGCCTAGACTCTTTGTGTTTGCTTGTAATTTCTTTAGACTCTGTTGTGCTCTGGTTGTGTTCACGCCAACAGTGTAATTTAGATCAGCCATGCTATTTCCTCAACAATCTTTTTTTATGTCTTTTGAGATAGTCAAGTGTTGGATCACTCATTCCGTCTGGAGCCTGTTTACTCCAACCTGTGTCCAATCTTTTTGCATAAGGATATCGCAACTGTATTTGGTTACGCTTCTTAAGTGTTCGTCTGCGGGCATTGCCACTGCGTCGTGGTGTTATCTTTACAAAATATTTGTACGCCTCATCCACAATCTTAGGAATCTGTCGATTCAGTCTTTCAAGACTAGGTGTCATTGTATCTTTGGTCTTCCGAACTGTCATCGATCTTGAACCCTCTGCATCATCTCTTCAAGTGTATTTACTGGAATTTGGTGTTCCATTGGTTTACCTTCAGCTTGTGCTTTGTGTTTATTTTGTTGATAGTTTTCCCATGATCGTGCTACATCCAGTACCAAGAGATCCAAGGTATCTGATTCACCCAATACAGTGCTCGGCAGACAGCCGTAGCGTTGTCCTATGCCATCAAGTATAAGACATCGCATGAGGTCGGGACTGTCAGGATCTAACTCTCTGCCAGTTACTTTCCCAGTGTTTCAACCACGGTGTTCAATACCTTGATCATAACCTGTGCTGGCAAGCCTGTGTTGTCTTCCAATACACTGTTACCATCCTCATCAAGGATTAGATTTTTGATGGTGTCAAAAATTTCAGCAGTGTTGTTTGCATCAATCTGTGCCATTTTAAGATACACACTCATAGGTTGTCTATCCCAGGTGTAGAATTCAACAGGTTCACCATATTCTTTTACAGTGTCTTCGTCGTCTAGGCTGATTTTAATTAGTTGGGGTTCTTTGGCTAGGTCTTTCAGTTGCATGTTTTCTCTCCATTAATCTGTTAAGCAACAATAGTACAAAACCCAATCTGTTTTGGGCTTTCTCTACATCTCTATTTGCACATGCTATCTCATTCTTGGCTTTGGCAGCCTCCTTGATCATAGTTGTGAGCAAATCTTCTTCTTTGGTTTTATCTATCAAGTCCATTTGGTGATTAGGGCACTGTTGCCAGTGCCCTATTCCTTTGATTATGTTATTGTGTATTCGCCATCCACTGTGATAGTGATTGGTGATACCCAAACTGGTGCGTCAGCTGATACTGTTGGTGCAAGACCAGTGATGTAGCCTTTGCCACTCATTGTTCTTCCTGCCGCTCCGTCACTTGTTTTACCAAGGAACAGATCAAAATCAATCAATATTTTGTCAGTTGACAATCCAATGATTCCTGCGTCAGCCATTGTAACATTCGGAGAAACTGTTGGATCTCCAAAGAATGTTGTCTGGTTAAGCACGATATTCATTGCCAAACTGTTTGTTGATGTTGTAGCAACCTGTAGTTTCGCTGTTTCGTCCAATTGTGTCCAGGTGAACACATCGTTAGCATTGTTAACTGTCACATCTTGTAGTGCTGCCAATACAAGTGATCCTGTTAAAGCTCCTGAAGCCGCAGTGTCAGTCAGTGTCAAAGTAACCTCTGAACCGGTAACACCTGGTGCTGGATAGATATAAGCCATTTTTTGTTTCCTTATTTTTGACTAGTTGTTTACTATTAGTTTAGTAAAATTGAATACAAACTCAGTAACCAAATGATCGGCACTGTACTCGGTTGTGACATCAGTTGACTTTTGATTAAAGCCTGTGATGGCAGGGTCGAGCCTAGCACTTCTTATTTGATCTACCAAGGTTGCATATCCCGATGGTAGTACTTTTGCATCTACAACGACAGTAACAGTATTGGTAACAGTTTCTGCTACCACTTGACCGCTAGCGTCTAGTACATCGAGTAAAGGGTCTTGTGAGGTTTGATCTTGATCAACATACACTTTCTTCAAGTTCTTGAGAAACAGTGGTGCACCGTCTCCGTTGTATGGCAATTCCTGTGTAACTGAAAAATCAGTACCAGTAATTGCCGTTGTAAGAAATGTTAAGAGTGTGTCTCTCATTATCTATATCTCCTCAGATTAACGAATCCAGGTTGCTTTTCTTCACTGCTGATACCTGCGGCATCATTGTTGAAGTTGTACCAATCCCCAGCTTTGATAAGCTCGTTGAACATTTCATCATACTTGAGTTGATAATATGCCATCTTGCTTCTTTCAGCTGATTCATCGCTACCAAAATCCGCAATCATAGGACAAATGTAATAGTACATGCTATGAAATACACAAAGATCCGTGAAGTCTTTTAGTCTTGCTTGGATCAATGTAGCATCTAGAGCAGGAATGTCTGCTCTAGTGCGGATTGTTACTGATGTGCTTTGGCTAATATAATAGCTTTCCCACCAGCTGGTAGCTCTGAATTGTTCTAGAATTCGTTCTGTACTGCGGATCAATAGATCCTCAACCACATCAATAGTTAGACCCTCATTCGATTCAAAAAGTCGCTGATCACGATCAACAACATCTCCGTATTCTGCGAAGCTGAGTATTACCCCATTTGAAATTATGAAAGCCATAACTCGATTCCTTTACCGATTAAGATACAATTGAACTGTCAAAAGTTAATGTCTGACCATATGCATCATAGATCTCGCCAACGCCGTACTGCATTGAAGCAACAATGTCTGTACCGATACGACTTGCATCACGCTGAGTTTCAATGCTCATTTCACCCATCATAGCTAAACCAAGTGCTTCTCTGTGGAAGATAGCGCCTGATGAATCACCTGCGGTGTCAACGATGTTTGCATTTTCAAACACTGGAATACCAAAAAGCATACCTAAGTATCCTTCACGCATTGCTTCGTTAGCATAGTCACCTAGTGGGTTCTGCCAAGCATTTGTGATTGATGATTTAAGATCATATGCAATGTATGGATGTAACACAATTGCAGTATCACTTACAGGAACTTTTCTTCCTCTTAGTAATGCGGCTGCCTGTGCGACAAGAGCGGCTGTTGCTGTAACTGCGGCGCCACCTGTGACATTTGAAAAGCCACCAAGTAATGCACACAAGTCTGCGTCCACTTTGCTTGCAATAGCTTCACCAAACAATTTGCCTAGGTCAGCAGTTACATTTGAAGCGGCACTGTTTAATGCTAAGTCACTTACCAATGTTCTGATACCAACTGTGCCAACTGTTAGTGTAACACCATCTGTTGAAATTGCTGTATCACTTACTGCATCACCTTCAGTTACTGGTGCGGCTGATTGTGCTGGATAGATAGGAACAGTTACAGTTTTACCTTGTGCTGGACCAATGTTGTAGTTTTTGACAATACCACGCATGATTGAGCGTTCTTGAGCAACAAACATTGCTTCTGCTACAATCGAAGGAAGTAGATCATTTAGGGTTGTGGTTGTTGAACCTGCCATTTGTTTTCTCCTTTTAAGATTATCTGGCTAGCCCGTTAGCCTTACGATATTCTGCGTACTGCTGACGGTGCTTTGGATTTGACATATCCAGTTTAGATATGTCTAACTTTGTGCTTTGACCTGTGTCTGCAAAACTGCTCTTACCATTTGTGGTAGCAGGCTTTGCACCCTTAAAGTGAGGATTTGAGTCTAGGAATTCTTTTACCAATTCATCAACTGCAAACGGTTTTCCTGAGTCTGTATATCTAACTGTACCATCCGTGTTCAATACCTGTGTTTCTCCTTCATCGCTTAGTACCACACTCTTATTGAGTAGTGTTCGTACTTGCTCTGGATTCACACTGCCATACTGTGCGGCAGCATTGAGCAATGGTGAGTTGATTTTGTACTCACGAATTACCTGATCTCGCTTTGTGATCTCAGCGTCTTTGACAGCCATCTTTTCCTGAAGTGTTTTTTCAAACTCGCCTCGTTTGAGAGCTTGTTCTTCTGCTCTTTGTTGTGCCTCAGCTTTGAGGTTACGGAGCTCTTCTGGATCTCCCAAGTCTTCATAGGGCTTCAACAATTTTTTCTGCAATGATCCTCTCATGCGAGCCATCATGTTGTCGACTTCTGTTTGACTATAGGTTTTTGTGGTTGCCGGTGCCTGATTTTCTTCTAGATTGTTGTCTATTGCCGCATCAGTTGCGGTTGTTTCTTCTGTTGCCAATGCTTCGTTATGGTCCATTGTTAACCTCGCCTCCTTTGGAGTTTATAATATGTTATTTAGTATCTGATCTTAATTGGCTCAAATACTCATGGTCTTGATGTATGATCACAGGGACAGGTGCACTCGATCCTCCGTGTCGTGGATGACTCCACAAGAATTCATCCGCTGGATACTGTGCGTTCAATCGCTCAGTTATGGTCTGTAATCTTCTCGAGCTTGCATGTGGATGCAGATACACTCTGGCCTGCATAGAGTCTAGCGGAACAGGATCTCCGCTCCATCTACTAACAGAGATCCTGTGTGTTTGCCAAGCACTCCAGCTCCATGGACAGTGTGTTCTTATCTTGTAAAAATAGTCACGCCAAAGCTGATTAGCCTCTGCGTCCACCTTTTCCTTTTTTCTTCTTCATCTTAGGCATCTTCTGTTGCTCCTGGTAAATTCAATAGTTGTTCTTTTGCACGCACAATATCTGCTTGAGTGACTTCTGGATGTAGATCAAGTATCGCTTGATCCGTATAGCCTTCCATAATCATCTGCTGAATGTGTGGTGTCTTTTCTGCATCCTCCAGTGTTGGATGTTCCATGATAGCATCAACATCTTGTGGATCTTCACCAAGCAGTTCCAATAGTTCTCTGTCAATGATTTGATGTGTGTTAGGATCTACTGCAATTGACTTTGCCTTAACCAATTGATCCATTGCACCAATGTTGTCTCTGATGTTGAATGAACCTGGATAGTCAATGTCTGGCTTGCCTTCGAGGTCTTGATACTGAGCATACAGTTTCCAAAGATGTTCTTCAGCAAGTTCTAGGTTTGAACTCTTCTCTGCCAGTCTACTGTTGAGCAATTGGAATTCTGTTTCCATTGCCACTCCTGATAGTGTTCTTGATTCAGTAGCTCTAACTCCACCAGTGTTTGCCATCTTGTCTATTGACTCTGTGATGCCTGCGATGTTTGAAAGTATGTTCTGAATGTTGGCACCATCAAAGTCCAACACATATGGTTTCAATCCTGGATCTAGGTTTTCTGGCATGTGGATAAATGATCCAGCACCAATACCTGCTTGAGTGTCTGGTGTCAATACCAAACTAGGATGTGAATCCAATCTCACTGATTGTTCTATTTCACTGTTGCAATTGTATATTGATCTTTGTGCATCAGCAATGTCTGCTATGTCACTAACGCCAATGCCTTTGAACATGCTTCTTCTGTTGTAGGCTAACACGGCAGGTATCATACCCAATCCGTTTTCTTCAACAGTGTCTTCCACAACAGACTCTTCCACGCCTGCATCATCAATGTTCACTGTGGTTGTTCTAACATATTCAGGTGTCCATATCTTAACAGTTTTTTGATTGCCATTGATCTCTTCAATGTATTTCAAATATGAAAGACTGTATCTGCCATTGATGCCTCTTGAGTATCTCCAATCTAAACATACCAATGGTGTGATTAGGTTGAGGTAGGGTCTAACATCTGCGGCTACTTCATCAGCAACTGTCACTGCTCCAATGCTGGGCTTGGTCATTATGATCCAACAGTGTCCGAACACACTACTCCAGGTTGATACATCCTTCATGAATGCATCTAGACTTCTGTCATCATAGTCGCAGTCCTGTAGGAAACTGTTCACATCTTCGCGTTCGCCCCACACTGCAAAGTCTCGTCTGGGTGCTTCACGGAACAAGAAACTGTTGTAAACACTTACCACTGATTGACAATGATTGTCAAGGTAGGTGCTTCTCAGTCTTGCTTGATATTCAGCGCCAGTTTCAGTTTGGTAACGAGTTAGATGATTGCCTTCTCTGTAGGCATTGCCTCCAAGGTATGATTCCAATAGGTATTGCCATTGGTCCTTGTAGTCTATATATAATTGATTAGAGCTGAGCACACTATCAGTTTGGTTCTCTATCTCTTGTACGATTGTTGTCATGTTGGGTTTCCTATTTTATGCCCCCAGCGTTGAGGAGGTGGTATTGGTGTGTCGCTCTTTACTGGCCAAATGTAATGTACACAATATCTCAAAGCATCACTCATATGATCTGTGCCACTCTCCTTGTCCGGCTGATTGGTGCCAGGGCGGTAACTGTGGCGTTCCAAACTCTCTATGGTGTATTTACACTTGTTGTCAATCAGCAAGTATAGTTGTTTATTGGCAGTTCTAAGTCGACTGTTCACACTGTTAATTGAATCTCTTACACTGTCATGTGAGTTGGGACACTTGACTGTGAAGCCTGCGTTCTGAAGTATTGATAGATCAGTTCTGCCACCAGCTGATGTTTTGCGTTGGCGTGATGCAGGATCAGGATAGATCCATATTCTGTTTGACTGTAGGTACCGGTATCTTGTTTTGATTTCATTAACCATCTCATCTGTGTTTGATCCAAACATTCTTATTTCATCTATGATGTGTAAGGTGTTGACATCTGTTCTCACGCCCACTGTGGCACTCATGGGATTGATGTTGAAGTCCATTCCTATAAACAGTTGTTCAGGTTGTTTGCCTTCATATGGTTTCACATTCTCGTCTGTGAAACTGTAGAACACTCTTGATCCAGCATCTTGGAATGTGGCAAGGAACTCCTGTTGGAACAGACGCTCATCCATTTCTGATTTGGCAGCTTCTACTTCTTCTTC